TACCTGCAACGAAACCTGCAAATGCTGCTTCGGACATTCGCATCGTTGCACTTTTGATATCGTAGTTAGGGTCTTGGATAAATCGCTGAGCGATCATCAAACCTGTTTGACCTGTTTCTGCTCCTAATTCTTTTAGACCCTGAACGCCGCCAGCTTTGAGCACACCGCCTGTTAAATTGCGTAGATACTTGCCTTTCTTTATGTGATTGCCACCGACCAAACCTTTTATTGATTTGTAGAACGCGAGTTCTGGCAGAACGTCCATTACAGCAAAAGGCACGCCCATAGCAAACGCTAGCTGGGCTGCATCCTCCTTCTCTATATCAGATTCCATCGATTCGCTGAATGAAGACGCCGCGCCTTGCACGTAACCTGAACCGAGGGCACCTATTTTACCTCCCGTTTTTGCTCCTTTTACGCCGAATTTTTTTGTTGCTTGTCCTGCTGCCGTTCTCTTTATTGCATCTTGCGCAATCTTAATTTGATCAGGGGTTGCGAGGCCTTTAGAATAATCTTTGATCGCTTTTGTTACAGCACGTTTGACTTGGCCTTTGGCAACAAGGCTCCCGACGGCACCGGGCACCGCGCCAACGCCACCAGTTGACATCCCGCCTGTTACAAAACCAGCTACTGTCCACGCAAGTGAATCGACTGCTGAGGGTATGGCTTGGTTAGCAGTGTATGTGACGAGTTCCCCAAAATCGCTGAGCAAATCCACCGCGTTCTTGTTCCCATCAACACCTTTGTATGAATTAGATACGTCGCCAACAAAATCTTCAAACTTGACAAGATGCTGACTTATTCGTGAAGCCTGGCTGTCTTTGACTGCGGCTCTTTCCATGAGTTCGGCACCCTCTTCGTTATCACCAACGAGATAGTTGCCTGCGGCTCTAAATGTAAGGTACGAGGACTGTAGTCCTTTCCAACCTGCTGCCCGCCCCGCCTCACTGGCCGATAAGCCAGTAGGCGTAATAGTATTGCCGTTCTTTTGATCGACTTTTAACGAGGCTATCCTGCCTTTTAGATCCTCTATACCTTTACGTTCTTTTTTCCTTGATTCCTCTAAATTACCGCGTAATTGTTGACTAAGAGTTTGTAACTCCTCTGTAGACATGTTCTTCGGATCAAAGTTAGTAGCCATTCTTAGTTATCCCCCAGAGCAGCTTGTCGCTGTGCCAACTCTGCTTGCATCGCTTCTAATCGCCTTGGTATTAGGTTTTCCTCCACTTGGGTAGGCGTTTTAAGGATTTTTGAAAGGGCTTTTTGCACAGCGTTGTCGCCTATATCTGTAAGCTTGTAATCCCTGTCACCGTGGGGTACGCCATACTGATCGTACATGGTGATTGTCCCATCGGCTGATAAAGCAAAGCGCGTTGTAACTTTTTCCATTGGGTTTAATGAGGAAAACTTATTATAGTCAAATGGACCAAAGCTAGCTTGGTCTTCATCCGAACCTTCAAACCAGTCAATAAAGCTGTTGAACGCGTTTACACCTAATTCTTCGTATAGCACTTGGTTCAGATTCTGGGACAACAAGTTCTGTTCAAGCATTGGCATTTCGGTTACGTTGTAATTGTTTGACAATGCTACGACTGAATCGTAAATGTCCAGCCCGTTTTTACCCTCATCATTGTGCTGTTCCACAACCTCCATTATAGCCGCTTGGCTTCGTCCATCATTTTGATCCGCGCCCGGTTTATGCTCCCACAAAACGTTGCCGGTTTTTGAATCTAGAGCTTGGACTGTGCCGTCGGCTGTTGTGTTATATTTTGGTTTGCCCGCATCGCCTGCAATTTTCATTGCCTCTTTTAAAAGACCATTTTCGTTGTTCATTTGTGTTTGGGTTAGCTCACCCGCTTCAATAAGTTGCTGCTTCATTAAATCAACCGCACTTTGAGAAAAGACTCCCAAATCTAAGGCTGTCTGTAATGACGTTTGGTCTATAAGGCCCAACGCTTTTGCCGTGTGTAGCTGATAAAGCATCCCTGGAGTGACCTTTTGTGGCGTACTTAGTGCCTGCGCAACCTGTTCGATCGGGGGTGGGTTTGCAACGATCTCTTTCTCTACTGCGGCTGCAAGCTCAGGTTTTTTTGACTGACGTGGGTCGATCTCAGCTTTTTTAACAATGTTGGTTGCTGCTTTATCTATCGCAGTAGGCGCCGGCTTTTTACCGTCAGCCACTTCTTTTGCGCTAAGCAAGTCATTGTGCGCCTTTTGTGCGGCGTCGACCGTATCATTACCCGCTGCTTTCCGTGCGTCTAACCTTTTGCTGTTGTTGTTAAGTAGCTGCATCTGACCCTGTAATCCATCGGGCACCTCTCCGTCTACTTCATCGATCCGCTTTTGGACCGAAGCTATGGTCTTGTTGTTTCTCTCGATCATCTTATCGACATTGCCGAAAACAACAGGTCTATCTAGCATCGTTTGGAGCCGCTCCTCTGAGCTCTCTAATGCTGTATCCCACTGACTGTCAGTAAGCGAATTCAGCTGATCCCACGAATAGGTAGACAGGTCATGATTACTAGGGTCCATTATTGCAGTTTCTGTCGGGACGCCGTTTTCGTAGGGCCCAACATCTGTTCGACTAGTCCCCAATTTTTGTGCTTTTGGTTGTTCTTTTGGCTGCTGTTGCGCAGCCTGATCGACTTGCATTTGCTCACTTAACTCAGCCGACTGCTGGATTGTTTGGTTATCAAGGAGTATCGGTGTGTTTTGTGGCTGCTGTCTAATGGCGTTCATGCCGTCAGCTGCAGCTTGTAGGTCCGCAGTTAGGGGTCTTCCGTCTGCCTGATGTAAGGCAATGGACACTTGTGATTTCAGGATGTCGAAACTCATCAAGTCCATCGATGTGAGAGGGTCGCTCTCCACAGCGGTGCGATCTTTGGACATGTACATAACTTTGTCTGGGTTGTTTGGGTCCGTGATCTGGATAGCCCTACGTCCATTACCTGCGTCAACAGCGCCTTTAAACTTGTAGGCTGTGCCGTCAGACCCTGTGAGTAGTAGTTTACTGATTCCCGGCTGGTTGATAATTGCGCCGAAAAACTCTTGGGTCTCTGGGTTGTCTAACTTTTTATCAGTGCCATCGGCATTCATCATGTGTTGCCACCAAAGCCCTCCTTCGTTTTTGAGTAGGGCTTGCTGGTTCGTGAACTGTTGTGCAGTTGCGGCTGCGGTATTAACCGCTGCCGACGCATCTTGTGCGCCCGCCTGCGAATTCGTCAAAGCTAAATTTGCATCACGTTGAGGCTTGGCTCCTTTAAAACGCTCTGCCTCAAGGTCTACCAAAGCGGCATTTGCTGCCTCAGCAACACCTGTTGCCCTTTTGTTCTCACCTAAAACATCTTGGCGGTAGGTTTGATCTTTTTCCGTGTTTGCTTTGTTCTCAGCAAATTGTGCAATCTGAAGCCCAAGGGATGCCTCGAACTGTTTGTTTTGGAGTCTCGCAGCTTCACTAGATTGCACCGCGCCTAAAATGGGGTTGCTATATGCCATGGTATTTTCCCTAACTTATTCCGAAGCCAATAATTTGACCTATTGTTTGCATGTTGGATGCGTGGGCTGCTGCCTTATCGCGCTGATATTGAGATTCTCTCGATGCCTCCATACCCGCAGCGCTGCCTAACCCGCCCATGGCTACGCCTAGCTGCTCCTTACCCATGCCCAAAAGTGAGGCTTTAAGACCTAAGTTGCGGTCCCTTTGATCGAGTACCGAGTTGTTAACTGCGCCAGTAAAACTCGCTGCGTTACCCACGGAATTCATACGCTGCTGTGAGGCCTTCTGGGCGCCCGTCATGTTTGCGCCGTAACGGCTCAACGAACGTTGCTGCATGCCGGCAGAAACCTGCTGACCAAGCGCCTGAGACGACTTAGCGTCATCGATCATCTTCGTGCTGTTAGTGTCCGCTAACAATTCTTCTTCAGTACCGCCATATACCTCTAGATAGTTCGCAAGCTCGTCGCGCGATATATTCGCGAGGGTGTCCGAAGCACTAGGCCCCTCCGGAACTTGGGCAGCAGGCTGCTCGTTGTTGTTGTTGTTGTTGTTGTTGCTGCTGCTGTTGTTGTTGTTAGTAGACGTCTTGTTAGAAACGAGGCTATTGTTGACGGGCTTCGTCCCATAAGTATTGCCCGGGGGCCCACCGTTGGTATAGTTTCTGCCTGGGGGTCCATTCGCAGTAGGAACACTAGGCGCACCGAGCGTATCTTTTTTTGCGCTTGGGTCCATAAAGCTTTTTATGATCTTACCTAACATGGCTATGCCCCTTTGTAAAAACTATCTATTTGTGCTTGAAGACGGTCTATTTCTGGTGTTGGGGTTGGGTTAAACTTTTTATACAGCCCTGCACCAAGATCGCTAGCAAACGCCATGCTGGTATCTTGCATACTGCTTGCTGCTTGGGATTTAGCTACAATTTCTTGGTTCTGAGCACGCGCCGCTTGGGATAAACCTTGCATTGCAACACTTCTGCCACCCTGCCCAACCTTTACAGCACCTAACTGTGAGCCGTCTTTTACGGTCTGTGCTGTTTTGCTTGCCCCAGCTAATGCACCACCAAGCGCGTTACTTTGGATAACCCCCTGGTTGGCTTGTGTCATCATAGAACGACCACTGCCAAAGCCACCACTACTGCCGGAAGCACCCAAACCGGCCCCTTGACTTGAAGAAAAGGCCTGAGCCGTATCAGCGTTTGCTCTGCCACCAAGGACGCCAGAAACATCGCGCCCAGACTCCTTAACAAAGCCTGCTTCAAGGGGTCTGTATAATTCTTTATTGCGATTAGCAATTGTGTTGGCGTTTTCCACCAATGCTTTTTCATGTGCGCCTGCTTGTGCTTTACTTGCTGAACTACCCATTTCTATTCACCTGAAAATGGTATGTTACGAATGCTGGCTCAAAGCCCAGCTCCTTAACACGTTTGCCCCAACCTAACCGGGCTGAATTAAATTCGATACGATCAACGCCCAATGTGCTTGCCAAATCGTGGCCTGCAGCAATGGCTTCTGCGAAACAATCGATCGCTGGAGTTAGCCATAAGTGGTCAATCACTAAGGTGGACACTTCCTCGTATCCAGAATCGTATTGGCTAAGTATCACGAACCCTAGACGATCCATACCTTCTTCTACCCAGTAAAGGTGGACCTTCCCCTGCATAAGGTGGTGGTAGATGTCGGCGACACAAAACTTCGCCCGCACCTTGAGGATGATGTCCCTCATGCCACTCTCAAAATATAAATAGTCGGCCCTAATTTCGGCCTTAGTGGCCGGCACTAACTCAACCACTACAAGCCTCCGTATCGCACTGTTCTGCGCGTTGGTCCATTACGTCCGTCAGCCTTTTCACTTGCATCACGTATATGAGCGCCAAACTCAGCCTCATGTTTCGCTGCCCGCTGTGGGTTGGCCCATGGCATCTCATGTGCGTTAAATAAATTAGCCAATGCACCTGCCATAATCCCATCCACATGATCCTCAACAAAATCAGTTTCGATGTTGGTTGAGGATAAGCTGGGTTTCAGCGATGCCTGGAGAATTACGTTATCCCCAGACTTAATAGGCACAGGCACTAAGTACATGAGTTTGTTGCTCGGGCGTATGTAGTGCGTTGGGGTACTTTTTTCTGTTCGCCACTGTGCGTTTGCTTGAGTTGCGCCTTGCACGGTGTCAGGCAATATCTCTTTTTCCCCCAGGATTACTGAGTGGATTGCGACAATGTTTGTATTTCTCGGCATGTCGATATCGTACTCGAACAGGCCTTCAACGGTTAGAATCGGGTCAAGCGTTGCGCGGTATGCGCCACTGCGCTTGCAGTAGCTCAGCACTGCATCCTTAATTGCCTTTTCCACTACAAACTCAGGACAGCCTGCTATTTGGTATGGGAGTAGGCTGACCATATCTTTGTAGTTCATAGTTTACCCCTGGGCTACTGTTCGCATGTTTGGGCTAGTCACGGCATCTAGTTGGATTTTAACGCCTAGAGAAGCGATCATTGCTTGGTAGTGCTGGCTGCTTCGTTGCTCACCGCCGCCGGCAGTTTCTTTCGCATAAGCACGATACAAAATGTAATCCAGTAAATTGTTTGAGTGAATGTCTGGGATAGTGATATTGCCCCCAGACGTTACTTGTGCTGGTTCTACCGCATATACTGTTTCAATATGTCCCGCCCCGTTATTGGGTGGGTACACGTAAAAAGTCTGTGGGTCTAACTCGTCAAATGTGTAGTGATCAGCAACCGCAGTTTGTGTGGCGGTGTGCCACATCGGTTGGCGCGTATCTAACACATCCCTACTTATGATACGGACTACTTTGCCACCTAAGCCTTCGCTGGTTAGGTTACGTACGATACGTAATACCTGCAGACCGTCAGCAGGTATGGTTTGTTTCGTGCCCGCTACTAATGCCACCGACTGATTGGTTGCACTTACGGATGGCTTAAGAAGACAGATTTCGCGCTGCCCGTCATTTAACCAAGAAAGCAACTCCGTTGTTGGCCAACGAGTTGCTGAGGTATCCTGTAAAACCGTCTGGGCTTTACCGATAATGTCGTTCGATGAAATGGCCATTACGCCTCGCTAATCACAGCCCAAGCTGCGTCGCGTTGTTTAGAGGTGATGTCATAGCCCAGAATCTTTTCAATGCTCTGCACTCTAGGGTCACCGTTTTTAGAAAAAGCTTTGTTATCGCCTTTCTCCATCAATTGCTCAATTGCGGCTACAATTTCCATAGCACGGTCCTCTTCTGAGACCCCGTCTACGCTATTTTCACTCGCCGTTTCAGTAGCAACTGCTTGCTTAATTTGTGGTTGTTTGCCTACTAGATATGCTCCAGCAGCAATACATTCATCCACCAGAGGTGGTGGGACTTCTCGCGCAACACCAGCTTCAAACCAAGCCGACTGGCCCGTCATACTGCTAACGTATATTGCCTTATCAGAAATCAACATATATAAAACTCCAAAAAGCCCCCAGCGTCCTGCCGGGGGAAGAGGCCCTAATTATTTAAATGGCAGTGTCTAGCGTAATTACGCCAAAGTCTTGGCTATCGCCAGTTACCATGCTGGTGTACTTTGGCTTACGGAAGCCTAAGATCTTACCGATTGAGATACCGTGCTGGTTACCGTAATCGTAAGTGTCTTCAACCCAGTCAGCGTCGCCAATGTCAGCCATTGCCAATGCTTGTGCGCCACAGAACAAAGCGCGCTGGCCGTTTACTGTGCCGTCAGCACCAAACTTACCATCAGCTGCTTCACCAGAAGTGTCATATACATGACGGAACTCATGAACCATTACGCCGTCTACCATTACAGAAGAAGAACCTGAGAACAAAGAGTTAACTGGTCCACGGTTGCCCGCGTTACGAACGTTAGCTAGGAAATCAGCATCTAACTTCAACTGAGCCATGCCTTGTGGAGTAACGAACATATGGAAACCTTCGTCACCACCTTTACCACGTACACCACGCATGTAGTGATCTTTGGCGTAAGCTTTTAGGTTTACGATGTTCTTGTAGCCTAAGATGCCAGTAGTAGCTAGGTTACCAGTACCAACAGTACCGTCAGCGTTTGCAATTAACGTACGTGCACTAGTAGGAGCAGTTACGTCTGCAGAAAACTCAAGGTTGCTTAAGTTTTGGCCAGCAGCGGCTACAGTACGCAAGCCACCGTTGTTCTTCTTGGTGTAAGCCAAACCAGACAAAGTTAAAAATGCTAACTGGTCCATACGGTCAGCCATCCAATAAGCCAATGAATCTTTAGAGGCTTCGCGGAAGTTAACGATAGATTTTTGGTCGGCTAAACGGCCAGCCAAACGGTTTGCGTTACGCATCTGGTCGATACGAACTGTGATGTCAGAACTAGAAAGAGCTTCTTCGTTGCCTTCTAGAGTGTAATCACCTACAACACCGTCTCCAGACAAGTCAGCTAGCAAAGTTAATACAGCGCGTGCGCCCTTTTCACTTTTAGTTAAGTCAGTAATACGCTGAACCATGGCGTTAGAGCCAGAACCAGCAAATTGGTTAATGAAGGATGCGTTACGGGCAGCGTGCCAGAAGTCGCGAGACCATACGGTCTTTTGCTCTGAAGTTAGAGCGGCAAAGTTAGTTAATGCCATGAGAAAATCACCTTTTGAATAGATTTAAAATAAATTATAAGTACTGCTTATAAACGGTCGCCATTAATCAAGCAGGGGCGACAACCACTGCATGCTGTTGGACGTGTCGTGCCCGAACGAAATAGCGACCTTTTTAAGAGGGACGAGCTCATGGCCTTTTTAAGCTGGCGATAGCTACCGTGTATCGTACGGTTTTCGATTTAATAAGCTTTGGCAGTTGTCGTACTGCAAGACGAGCCTGTGTACATATATTAGCACAGCTTATAAATTAAGGGAAATTAATAGCCCTTAAAACAGGTCATCTACTATTAAGGGTGTGTGCTCACCCATAAAAGCACCTTCAATATTGGACTCGATAAATTCCTTAGCCTCGTCAATACCCATACCTTGTCGGACAAGGTTTTCCAGGATCTTGATCGTGGAGTACACAACGACTGGAACCAGGTTCTTCGTAGATACTCCAATAATTGCATCATCTAACCCATCTATGAAAAGGAGCCCAGAGGGCCCCAAGTCATAAGCTTCTACTATCCCCTCTCGCACTAACCGAAGTCCCCGCGTAGGCGTTTCATTTGGGCATCAGACAGTTTGTCGAAGTCCGCGTCAGTCATGGTGCTAATGTCGACGACATCGTTACCGCGCGTTGCCGCACTTTCGCCTTTTAACTTGGCAGGTTGCTTGTTGGCTGCTTCTAACTTCTGCTTCACATCAGTTGTCCGCTTTTTAGCTGCAGGCTTTGACTGAACCGCTTTCGGTTGCAACAACTCAGGCATGTTGGCTGCCAGCGTCATTCGCACTGCTTTACGAAGCGCGTCAGCTTGTGCCATACCTTTTTCTGCATACATGCCCATCAGTTCGTTAGCTTCAGCAATTAGATCTGCATCAGCTTCGTCACTCTTGGAATCAAGTACTGGGTATGACTCCACCATGTCAGCAACGGCAACATCTAAATCTAAGTGCTGCTTGGTTACATTCGTTGTGTTGTGGATGTCCTGACGTAGCTCTTTGGCCATCGATTCCCGTTCAGCACTACGGATTTCTTTGCGAACCTTTTGAGCTTTATCTGTCTCGCCATCAAGCACTGCGTCCATGTATTCAGCTTCTTTGCTGTCGAAGTCAAACTCAGGTTCGGGCGCTTCTTGGGGTTTCGCATTATCTTCTAACTTGGCAAGACGATCTTCGAGTTGACGGCGGCGAGCAATCTCTTCGTCCATACGTGCCTTTGGCACCATGTGCGATTTCTCATCACCCTTAGTGGCTAACTCCTCTTCAGGTTCCGTTTCCTCCTCTTCTGGCTCGACCTCCTCTTCATCAATTTCAGCCGCTATTTCTTCTTCCGGTTCTTCTACTTCTTCCTCGACTTCTTCCGATTCTTCCACTTCTTCATCGGCTACTTCGGCTGACTCCTCCAGGGTGGCTTCCTCTTCAGGAAGATCGCCTCGGTCTAAACCACTAAGGTCTAATTCTTCACGACCATCACCACCTGCAAATTCATCAAAACTATCATTACTGTCATCGTGCTCTAAATTGGCACTTATTTTGGATTTAGGCATTAGGGCCTCCGTTGGTTTAATTAACACTACTTAGGTAAAACATTTTTATCAGAGTTGTTGGGCTTTTGCGCTTGGCTACCAAGACGCAGTATTTCTGCAGCGATCTTAGTAGTCGATTGGGTTTCGGAAACCTGTTCCTTTTGAGTCGCGGACAACTCAGCCAATTGCATCCGAACATCCAATTCTTGGCGCTTAAGTTCCATACGTGCTTCTAGCTCAGCCATCTCTTTTTCAGGAGTGGTTTCTATATCATTCGCTTTAGCTGTCGCCAACATAGCCTGTGCTTGTAGATGCGCCGATTCTGCTTGGAGCTTCTGAAGTTCTAACTTCACTTGTTCCATCTCGATCTGCTGCTGCATCTGAGCGGCTTCTTGCTGTTCTGGCGATTGCTCAACACCCGTAAGCATTCGGATACGCTTAGCAAGCTCACCCTTACGCTGTAAGTGTGAATACTCAATAATAGCGTCGTCAGGGATAGCGATACCCACTTGACGTAACTGCAACGCTTCAGCGAACTGCGATTCATCAAAGGTGTCGCGTGCTGGCATCGATGACACAACCACATCGTATTCACCCAAAGTCATGTCATTGACCACTTCGCCTTCTGGGGTCATTTGGTTCAACACCAACTCTTCCCTTGGTTTCATAGGGTCATCGTCATTCGTGATCTGAATCACGCGTTCTTCGGTATAGAACGATTGGATCAAACACATAATATTCTTTGCAACGAATACTCTTGACCGAGCGAGGTTGTCCAAAGGTACTTGGATTTGGATCTGACCACGATTCTGTTTTGCCTGGATGGCAACACCTGAAACTTCTGCACTATCCTGGCCAAGCATCGCATCAGACACACCTGAGATCTCTTTGATGTTATTGGCTGCTTTTTGGCCAATGCGATCAAGACCTGTTGGGATCTGGTTTGGTTGAATCTTTGCTGGGGCAGCTGATCCTCGGTTGTATTCCAATACTAAACCTGTCTGAGCGCCACGTTCTTGGAGATCATCCGATGTCATGCCGTTTAATGACCCGGTTTCTACGACCCAACCGCTGTTGGCAGTCGTGTTCACAATGTGTAGCTCTTGTGAAGAGATCTTATTCAATTGTTCTTGAGGCGATAGAAGGTTGCGAACCATACCGAACGGTTTGCCACGCCTAAAATAGGGGAAGTAAGGGACAATGGTGAAGTCTTTGTACGGCGACCAGTCATCATGCAGTACAACTTGGTCCGCAGTAATCGTCCAACGTACCTTTTTGACTAACTTTTTGAGCATGCCCAGGCCGAATTCTTGGGCAAACAACTCAGTTCGCTCTTCATCCCACGATTCTGGAACGATGCGCATGTCCTTTGTTTTAGGGTCAACGAAGTGAGGGGTCAATGTTAGCTTTCTGTGCTGTCTTTCAACAACTCGAATGGCACGAACACTGTGTTTGTCGTCAATATGTCCGCCACTAAGTACGGCTTCTTCAACATCACCAAACGTCGAATCGCGCATTTCTACCAAATCCATCGAATCACGGCCCAAATGCTCGCCGTTTTCAGCGATCACGCGCAAACGATCCGCTTTCTCTTGGCCATACTGTTGTTCAATGTCATCGATACTCAGCCATTTGGTCTTGATGACCTCGTTCCATGTGGTGGGGTCGTAATCTTTGGCATCTGGATCGGGCAAGATGTCCAACGGATCTTCCGCTGTGATCAGCACTTCACCTTCAATGTGGTCGTCAAAATTCATGCGAATGTCAAAGTAACCACGATCTTGGATAATGCCGTCAGCAAACACCTGACTTTCCAAGTAATCGTATTGGTTGTTGTCACTAATCTGCATATAAAGTTTGGTGAGCACCGCAGCAACTTCATCTGAGGAGTTACGTCGAGGCTTAAATAGTACGTCCGCACGTTTAGAGGACTGCTCCCCCAGTATGGTGTTGACGGTGCTCAAAATGGTATTAATGGTTAGGTGTGGACGACCCTCGGAATCTAATGCATCAATGTCCGTTTGATCCCACTGCTCACCACGATAATAGCGGTCACACTTGATCGCTGTCTTGATGTAGTCAGTGTGCCCCGCATCTCTTGCTCGCACGTAGCGAGCCCAGTTGTTATCTACGATCTTACTTTCTTTTAAAGGATCGATTTTTTTTGACTTCTTGTACGCCATAGCTATGCACTCATCGCTGATTTACTGCGGTTAGGGGCCATGAGTCCTGGGAGCTTATCTCTCCAAGACTCTTCAATTATTTTTTGGTCTACAACAGTGGACATCTCAGACATCATTAGTCCGATCCAAGCTAAACCATCCACTTGGTCATCATGTACGCCGTTAGGAAATCGCAACATCTCTGCCATTAATCCTGCATTCCACAGTTGGAACTTAGGAAAAAACACCATGCCTTGTTGCATACGGCCCTGAATCGCACGAGCACGAGCTTCTTTATCTCTGCGCCCCGTTTTCAGCTCCATCAAATACATTTCATACAGATTACGTTCTTTAATTCGCTTCTTTAGGAAAGGCCCAAGCGCCATTTCAATGTGTCCACGCTCGATACCAACGATCGACGGGCGGTATTCTTCGTAGACGTCGAGAATCTTCTCAACCAACTCGAAACCGTCCCATTTACCTCGCTCAACGTGCATCACATACATCTTATCTTCTTGGTCTACACCCACAACGACGCCCACAGAGAAGTCATTTCGGTCTGCTTTACCAATCGCAAGGTCCCATGCGCAATACACCTTGAGTTTTTTGTTCTCTAGGGATTTGTCTTTGTAATATTGGAACATTCCTAATTTGAAATATTCACCTTCGTCGGCCACTGGGTTCTGCTGGTACAATGCGGACCAGTCACGAGGGCCTACAGCCTTCTGTATGCGCATTAGCGCGTCGGAGTCATAACGGGCAGGATGCAACGGTTCGTGCTTCTTACGGTACTTCTCGTCCTCCTCAGCGATGGCTGGGTACTTGATGACTTCCCAAGAGTCGCCGCCGTCTTTTTCTTGCTCTAATAACCACCCTGCAAGGTCGTCATCGTGCCAACGCGTTAGGATAACGAGGATGCCACCGCCCGGCGCGAGACGCGTATAGGCCGTTGAGGTATACCAATCCTTCGCGGTTTGGCGAGCAGTCTCCGATTCAGCCTGCTCTCGGTTCTTTACCGGGTCATCGATCACTAATATATGGGCACCTTTACCCGTAATTGGTCCACCAACACCTGCTGCGACGTAACCACCGCCTTCGGTCGTTAGCCATTGCTCAGCGCCCTGCGATTCGGGGTCTAATCGAGTTTTAAACAACGATTGGTACTGCTGATCACGCAAAAAGCCACGTACTTTGCGCGAAAACCCCATGGCCAACGAGCCAGAGTAGGAACACGCGATGAATTCGTGGTTTGGGTAGCGCCCAAGGTGCCATGCGGGGAAGGTTTTTGAGGCCAGCTCACTCTTACCATGGCGCGGTGGCATAAATAGCATGAGTCGGGGGGACTTTTTCTCCGCCACATCTTCTGAAAACTTTTCCAGGCGCAGGCAGATGTCTTTATGCACCCATCCTGGGATGTAACTGTCGTTGAATCGCTGAACAAAAGGCAACAGGTGCCTCCGAGCCAGCTCGCGCTTAGCCAATTCTGCTTGTGCAGCCATCTTAGGGTCGAAAACACCGCTTTCGTCTGTAAAATCTGGCTGTTTTCCTAAGTCTTGTTTTTCCAACGTATCCCGTTCCGACTGTTTTAAACGTTTTTTGTGTAAAAGTTTGCCGGTGTGAGCCAGTTGGGCTTTTTGCTCGGCTTGCTTTTCCTTCAAATACTTTTTATGCCGCTTTGGGTCGGCAATAATGGCTTGAAACGCACGGCGCTCGCCGAAATTCTTGCACTTTGAGCAAACGGTCGGCGCGCTATTGGCATCGAACAACGTGTGTGGTCGATCTTCGTTGCAGTAAGAGCACTTTTTAGTGTCCCTCTTCTCCATTGCTAGCCTCCACTTCCTCAAATACACCATCGATCGTTGAATTAGGGTCAAAATGGGTGTCACCCAGCCCTGCCAACCTTAATAAATCTGCATCTGATGCGGCTTCTATGTGTCGCTCAGAATTTATATTTACACTAATCGTCTGTATCTTTTGTGGCTCGTAGAGGCCATGCATTTTTGCAATCTCTCTTAGTGCTGCGACTTCTTCCGTTGAGCTACCACTCTTTCTGTGGGCCTCAAAAAATAATTTAGTAATACTTTCCCGCGTCACCGCAATGCGATCGAACTCTTTCTCTCGAAAGTAGGTCAACGTGCGTTGTATCACGGCATTGTTCACCAACTTTGATGAATTAGCCTGCGAATACCCTGCTTGTTTGCCTGCCTCAGTGGTCGAATACCCGAGCAAGTAAAAACGAACAAATTGTTCTTGCTGTTTCGTCAACTTCGGCAGCACTTTGTGCCCTTCTTCAAAGGCATCTTCTGAAATTTCCATACTTAACGGCCTATAAGCACTGCTTATCTATTATTCCGGTCTAACGCCGAATTTATGTTGAAACAATTGCCATGCAAAAAAGTCTACGTCTTCATCTCTAGCGACATTCTTGCAGTAGTTATACATGACACACACTACACGCGTGTTCTCTGGCGTATAACCTTGTGCGTTGTCCGAGCGATCCAAGCTAACCGAGAACGGATGCCTCACATACCTTGTGTCTTTACTGTAGTCAAAGGCGATCCCTGTTTTTGCACAACGATCGTTTTGCTCAGAAATTTTAGCTTCCATCCACTCTAACGTGATCGCGAATTCAAACCCCTTGAACGCCGCTCGTTTTCTAGCGGTGTTGAATACCTCTTTAGGTCTGCCAAGTTTGCTGTAGTAACGATCCTGCTGCCACAGCTTTTGTTGTTTTCTACGCTTCTCTACATCTCTCAATGGGTTCCACACAACGCTTATATTATATTAGCAGTGCTTATAATAACATAATAAAAAATAAATTTGCATTTTTATATGCTCTATGACCGACGGGCGGGGGTTGGGTACTTTGTCTTGACCTACCCCCCTTCCCCGATTCCGATATTGGAACCTTGTTTTCAAATTTCGACTCTAGGGACCCCTACCGTTTTTCGCCCCTCGCTGCGCTCGTAGCGTTCGTTTTGTCTCTTTGTCAATTTTGACTTCAAACATTCAAAGGATTACATCACATGACTAACTTACCCGCAGTTCAAACGTTTTACGCCGCACGTAAAGATGACAACCAGTTCGTGGTTACCGCCTACGCTTTTGTAGTCGGTATGTTGCTACCGATCATCATCCCCTGTGTGATCGGCTACTTAGTAGGCATAGCAATCGTGGGCATGTTCACTAAGAAGAAGGGAGCATAACCATGAAAGCATACAAGTTTACTAAGACCGTGGTGTGTATTGTTTTAACACTACTCATCATGTTCGTTGCGTTGTTCCACCTACAGGGCTTTGGCCTGTTGCTGATCATCACACTCCTAGTGTTAGACCGTGTGGTGTCGTACATCAACAAAGTGCAGGTGTGGTTCGCCATGCGTGCCTGGAGGAAGATGCTATGAACCGCAGTACAACGCTCTTTGTCTACTCACTGATCACTGTCCTTACTGGCATCTTAGCCCTGCTGGATGCTCGTACTGCAGTGATCTTTGGTTGCTTCTGCCTTGTTCTTTGCGCCCTGCTTCTGGATGCGACTGAACAACAGCCTACCGTGCATGAACGTGTTCGTGCTTCTCGTGCAAGGAGAAGGCGCTGAACGCTCGTGCCTCGCGCGCAGCGTTCGTTGCGCATGGTGTCTTTATAACTAAAAGGAGTTAAGGCATGTACGACATCGTACCCACAACCGGCGGACAAGATCCGTTGGATTTACTGCTAGAGCACGAAGCGTTAGCAGCATACCAATGGGACTGTGAGTTAGAAGCTGACAGCCCATTACAAAACCGCGAAGAGTTCATTCGCAACAACGCGCAACGTCGCGCAAACCAAGCTTAAGGAATTTACCATGACTAAACTTAAAACTGCAGTTCAAACCGTGACCTTTGAAATGACCCCAGCTGTACAGAGCTACTTGCAAGAGCAAATGGACTTTCTAGCCCAGCACGCCGTCAACCAGATCGGCACGATCGCCAACTATGCAAATATCGCAGGCTTTCAAGCATTGCCAACGTTCCAGCAAATGTTCGGTGACGACTTCGGTCTGGCCAACGACAGTAACCAGCGTACGCTGAAGTACTGCGCGCAGACCGTTGCTAACTCGCCTGACATGCTAGTGCAGCTCAAGCCTTCGGGCAACGTGTATGGCGCTCAAGAAGCTGACGGCGTGCAACACACAGTGTTCAGCGACACAGATCGCAACAAGATTCAGCTGTCTGACTTTGGCTACAAGGTCGTGACTGAAACTGCCGAGCGCTACGCAAAGACCATGACCGATTTAAGCATGCTCAATGCTAACTTCGGCATCGTCCCCACCACCTCGCGCACTGAGCGTTATGAGTTGTTCGTTGCTAACGAGCACGCTAAGAAACGTTCAAAGCAAGAGATGCAATCTCGCACAGAGAGCAAGTTTGCAGAGAACAAGCAGCATAATGACTGCATCGTTCAACTGGTGAAAGTAGCACAAGCAACGTCGCACCTAGTCTAACGACTAGGCACGATGGAAAAGGGCCAATTGGCCCTTTTTTTATGCCCCGGTACAACGCGCGTTGGGCAGTGTGTGTTGTTGTGCCGATTATGGTGTACAATGAACGTTGTTCCATGCCAATAACCGTCGCGCCCAGCCCGCTGCGGCAGATGTCGCATTTAGGACATTTAAGTACTCATTTTAAGACAAACGAGCAGCGCGCATTATCAGTGTAAATGCTCTACAGGCCACGCGTAGTATACATAGTTGCTAATATCCCAATTATTGGGTTCAAAGAAGAGTCCACTTAGCATTCTACACAGTTACACCATACCTAAAAACGTCTTTAACATATGACCCTAAAATTTGTTCAATCTCCAACCACGATTTCGCTCTAGCCCTTTGGTACCAACACTTTCCGGATGGTTGGAAATGAGATTCTCACTTTTCCACTTCCAACCCAAAATAATAACCTGTTATATATCAACGACCTACGAGCAACGCTCAATGTCCACTTCCAACCCAAAACACGAAAATGGCAGCCATTTTACGTCGTGAAACACTTTCGTGGAACATTATTAACATTAGCAAACGCTAACATGGTTACTTTTTAACCAGTTGGGTTGGTAATATGACGTTTTCTCAATACCAACCCAACCTTCCAACCCAAATGTCGTATTTACGACAATGACCAGCGAGCAGCGCGCAATGAGCGTGGTTCATGGCACTTCACACTTCACAAAAGTCTTGCTTAATTATATAAGCACGGCTAATATTAACCATCTACATTTTATAAGCAAGGAAAGAGCATGGAACTAAGAAGCAATTGGGCCTACCCAGCACTACGTGAATGGGCCAAGAGGCAGAAAGTACCTAACGACCGTATTGATCGCATGATTATTAGGGCTCGGAAAGAGAAATTGCCGATGTGGGCAGTGGAACAACGTGAGAACGGCTCGTGGGCCACCTTAACGTACGATACGCCCTACTACATTGAGAGATTCTTCCAAATTAATCAACCTACGATGCTATCCCTGGCTCGTAAAAAAGAGGTTTAAGCTAATGAGCACATCAATAGAAGGCACACACACTATCTGCGTAGGCAATTGGCTAGTGGACGTTGCAATAAGTCACTATGTGCCTGATTCACCCCCAGATATGAGCCCAGATTCAGTTGATCCAGGCGATGCAGGGTACATTGACTTCACCGTACTCAGTGCGGCGGCTGTGTCTCGCATATCAGGCGGCGATATGGACTATTTAAATGACGATGACGTTGAAGACGCCATTCTAGAGCAGGTGATCGCATGTCATTAACTGAAGACAATGTACTCCCAACAGAACCCTATAGGCAGGGCCATTTCCTGTCGATCGAGTGCCATTGGCTTGATGAAGATGGCGTTTATGACGAAGAAGCCGCAGTTGCTAGAGTCAACAAGTCCAATAGCCTGTTGTACAAGGAGCCTGGGTACAAAGCCAACGCAGCACGCGCCAAAATCACGGCGATCCTCGAGCAGCGCGCGTTGGACAAAGAGCTAGCTGAGTATTTATAAGCAGGACTAATAAAAGGAGTCACCATGAACGGATATGTATGCTTTTGGGAACAAAAGCGCGAAGAAATCCACGCCTACACCTCATCTGAAGCCCAAAAGCTTGCCGCAATAGCTTTCCAAAAGCACACGCGTAAGAAAGTGAAGCAGCATCAGGTGCTCGTCATTATTGCGAAGCGAGATGGGCAGGACGTTGAGCACAGCCCAGCTAGTATTTAACCATTAGAGAAACAACACACCATGCCTCCCATGACTAAGATTCAACAAATCGCAGCAAAATCCAAGCTCAAACTTAAATACACCACCGAACGGGACAACTACCTTGAGGCTGCAACACAAGGTAGTGCTCTTTTTGTTGAATTCAACACAACCAAAGCGGCGGCGTACCAGGCAAAGTTAGATGCACTTAACGAGGTAAAACCATGAGCTTAACCTTCGTACCTAAAATACCAGCACACCTTAGGCAAATAGCCCCTATGGAAAAGGTCAAACAGCCTCGCCTCCCTGTGCTTGAACGTAAGCCGTGGTCAGATGACGACGTAGAGACGCTTATACGGCTCAGAGCAATAGGCATCAGTTATAAAGACTGTGGCGCCATACTCACTCGTTCACCCTCCACCTGCGTCACTGCCATTGCTTATGGTGATCTTTATGCAAGGGTCAGCGAAGCGCGTAAGAAACTCATCGATGCAGCACTTTACTTTTAAGGAGAACGCCTAATGGCACATATCACCTACGCTATGGAAGCAAAAATCCGTCATCACAACGCACAAACCGAGATGGTATGCAGTATTTGTGACTCACAAGACGTCTATGCCACGTCCGATCTACATTGGGATGGGCACCAATGGGCGTTGCCCTCAGATCCTCTACTCTGGCTCCATTGTGAGCATTGTGGCGTGACTAACACTCACGAAACCCCTAAACATAAGGAAATAAAACTATGAAAACAATACAAACAGACCAATGGCAGTTGCTAGACGACCAAAACAACCCTGTTGAAGTGGGACAAGTGGTCGCCTACCCCAAAAGCCCCTTCAAATTATCCGGTGGCACACCCCCACACAAGCCATCGAGCACCGGACGAGTCTTCGGCGCATGGGTGAACGAGCCCGATGACAGTCGCTCGTATTTCCCAACAGTGTTCAACCTAAAGTGGGTGTCGTCAACTTAACCAAAGCAGTTTTTACTACTAACTAAATCTGTTGACTTCATAAAATAGTGCGGCTATGATCAATGTCGCATTCACCTATGAGTCAAGCACGATGACACCAATGGAAATGATAGAGATGATTGCAGAAGCGCTCTTTTGTCTAGCACAAAATGTCTACTTTGAAGCAAGGTCACAGCCTCTTATTGAGCAAGTGGCCGTCGCGCAAGTCGTCATGAACAGAGTAAGCAGTTCCGCGTATCCAGACACCGTGTGTGGTGTCGTTTACCACAATAAATACCCCGGTAAATTGCACAGATGTCAGTTTTCCTGGTGGTGTGACGGGCTGTCCGATTCCCCTCGCGACGCAAAGGCCTGGTTAGAAGCCAATCAAGTGGCTTCCTTAGTCCTAAGCCCTGATTTTCCTGATTTAGTAGGCAATGCAACGCATTACCACGCTAATTATGTCAATCCAAGTTGGTCTAGCTCGCTTGAATCCGTCGCCACCATCGGCCTCCACACATTTTATAGGTAAAAACCATGCGGTTTGTCAAAGCACATGAATATTTTGCAATTGTGGATGCACTGGAGGGTAATTACTACCCGCAATCAGTGCTCACTGACGACAACCTTGCCGAATTACAGATTGTCGCGTACGCCTTTAGGCTAAGAGAGCCTGAAGATGAACGTAATATAGGAGTAGCGCTCGAAATAGTCGACGCTCTTCGCCAAAAGTCAGAGGACAATTCCGTCTTCTAACAACATTAATAAATGGAGTTCAACAATGTTATTTAACCTAAGTAAAAGTCGGTGCAGACAAATGCACTGGATGTCTGAGACAACGTGGAAATGGCACATTGTCTTTACATACTACATGTCTTTCTTACAACCTAAGCACGACACTCAAACCCCTTCTTTTGCAACAAGCACCGCTGCAAATCGCCGTTCGGCGTGCAGTCAAATACACATGCCCCACGACAAAATATAACTTTGTCTGTCGGCGCAGCATATCTATGGAGAACTATTATGCGCACCAAGACTACCCAACAATTAAAAACCCTATTATCCCATTACCACACGCTTGAGGACGACGATCGTATGTACGAGAAATCGTTATGTACTAACCTTAAGAAATTTCATACCCATTGGTAGGAGAACACCATGAATCTTTTTGATATTAACCTCATTAACATGTCCGAGCACATTACTACCCCGCGTGGAAACACCATAGAGCTTGTGATCGGTAAACATGTCATCACCTATGAAAAACTACTGGACGGATTTGAAGTGGTCTTTGACGTTCAGTTTGACGGCGTCTATATGGAACGAGAAGTTCCTGTTAGTGAAACCGTAAAAACGTTCTGGAAAGCAGCGTTACACGACGCCTACTGGGAAAAACCTGGCGTCGAGCTAGTGTCTCACCAAGCCGGCTTAGATTTCTTTGCTTCCCATACAAAATATGTCTAGACCCATTGTCTAATCCATAAGCACAGCTTATACTAAGCTCTGACAAAGTATAAGCAGAGCCACTATGAAACCTGGGTATGAACTATATTATTGCATCCATACCAATGGATTTATTATCCCTGAAATACCTGGGCAGCCCAATGTAATGGCACTGCCCGGCGGGAAACGTATCAACAAACAGACTCTGTTAGATCGATTACGATTGGCTAAGCAGCCTTTCACCATCGAGCAGCGGCCATTGGCCGGTGCACCAGAGCCAGATTCGGAGTAAAACCTCCCTCTCATGGAAGAAAACAGCATGAAACTAGTTACACTAGACTTTGAGACCTATTACGACAAGGATTACTCCCTTCGTAAGATGAATACCATCGAATACGTCACCGACGAGCGCTTTAAAGCGCACGGCGTGTCTATTCAAGTCGACGATGGCCTACCTTTGTACTACACAGGTTCCGAAATGGGCCCTGCACTACGAGCGGCGCTCGATGAGCCTTGCACGTTGGTCTGCCAGAACACTAAGTTCGACGCATTTATCCTGCATCATCACTATGGCTTATACCCAACGCGGTATGCAGACACACGATCAATGGCCAAAGCGCTCTTCCCTTTTGAGTCGGCCTCCCTTAAAGACTTGTGCATTCGTTTGTTCCCGGACGATGACACTATGCGCAAAGGCGATGAGCTAGCAGACAGTAAAGGTATCTTAGACTTCGACGATGCGCTTGCGCAGTCGATTAAAGGCTATTGCATACAAGACACCCACCTCACCTATCATTGCTTTAAGAAGATGATTGGCGACTTCCCACAAAGCGAGCAGGATCTCATACATCTCACCACTAAGATGTTTGTAGAGCCTGCGATAGTATTGGATAGGGAGAGAGTCGCTGTTCATGCTGCTGTCTCTGTAGAGCAACGCACAGCGCTCATCGAACATGGATTGACTTTCATCACTAATCAGTTGGAAACAATCTATGAAGACCAGAAGGTATTCTCTTCAAATAAACAGTTTGCGCAGCTACTTACACTTCTTGAAATTAAAGTGCCAAGTAAGATTTCTCCTACTACGGGTAAGCTTACTCATGCGCTTGGCAAAACCGATCTCGGTTTTCAAAGGCTACAAAGTAACTACCCAAATTACGAACCTATATGGACGGCTCGCAAAGCAGTTAAGTCAACGGGTGAAGTAACGCGTTCGCAGCGTCTGCTGCTTACTGCAGACCGGTGCAATGGGCTTATTCCTGCGCCACTCAATTATTATGGAGCGCACACCGGGCGGTTCAGTGGTGGCGAGAAGCTTAACCTACAAAACCTTAAACGAGGCAGTGAGCTACGCAAGTCACTGTGTGCTCCCAAAGGCAGCCTTGTGTATGTAGCGGATAGCTCAAACATCGAAGCACGCATGCTGGCATGGCTCGCTGACCAGCGATCGATGCTCAATGTGTTTTATGCAAAAGGCGATGTCTACTGCGACTTCGCCAGTAAGATATACCACCGGCCTATCATCAAAGGCATCGACCATGACGAACGCTTCCTTGGGAAGTGTGCAGTGCTCGGCTTAGGTTACGGCATGGGCGCAGACAAGTTCAACGACACCCTTAAAATGGGTGCACTTGGTCCGCCTGTCGACCTTGGCTTACAGCAAGTACAAATCATCGTTGACCTGTATCGCAGTGCCAACTCTCGCATTACTGAGTACTGGAAGCGTTGCCAAAACGCCATCACAGCAATGCAAAACAAAAATGCACATTTTGCTTTTGGACCACTCATCATCGAGTACCAAAAAATCAAACTCCCCAACGGCATGTACCTTCGTTACCCAGACCTACGGACTGAGGGACGAGAGACATGGTATGGCTCGGGTAGGCATAAGACTCGAATCTACGGCGGCAAGCTGTGTGAAAACATCACACAAGCCCTTGCTCGCATTGTCGTCACAGATCAGATGCTTGAAGCTGACGAGTACCTCACCAGCATTGGTGGTCGTATCGTACTGCAAGTGCACGATGAGCTAGTGGGCATAGCCCCAGAAATAGACCCTGAACAGACTATAAATAGAATGTACGACATTATGCGTACATCACCTGCTTGGGCCCCTGCTTTACCCCTAGACGCTGAAGGCGGCTATGCGGACAACTACAGTAAATAAAGGATAGTTCCAAATGAATGGCAATTTAGTATTAACGCGAAACGAAATGCAGCGGGTATTTATCAACACAGACAACGGTTTAGTTAAAGTGACCGTGTTGCCAGGACAAAAAAATGGACAGGTACGCCTTAGTTTCGAGGCGCCCCCTGAAATCATCATCGACCGTGAAGAAGTGTACAAGCGTCGCAATAACATTGACTAGTTATAGTGCTATAACAAAAAGTTATATGTTAAAGCTTGACGACATATAAGCATTGCTTATATTCTAGTTTGCTATCTGACGGGAAATACAAAATGAGCGTTCTTACATTCATGCAGGCGAGCAACGGTGTTCGTCTTGCAAAAGAATTCACACCTACCTCCAAAAAAAGCTACCCTCAAGTAAAGAAGTTTGACACGCATGTCTATGAAGTAGCCAACTCATCCAGTGGCTTAGAGCATATGCATAGTCTTATGGTCACTCATGCAGCCAAAGGTCATGCTTTGCTTAGGGGTCAGCTTAAAAAACCCTTAAAAAATCAGTCTCGATCCAACCAAACACAAAAAAACCTCGTGTGTGATTGGATTACGATCGACATTGATAACCTGGATTTAGTAAAGGCGGGAGCATTTGGTGTCACACCCAATTATCCCATGTCCGGCGTTATAAGCAGAGCTAATATTCTGTTTGCAGCGGAGTACCTTGTGAAGCTTCTTCCTCAAGAGCTACACAACATAAGCTACATCGCAACAGCCAGTGCTTCTACTGGTATGAAGCCTGACAAGTTATCCATGCACTTGGATTTCATGCTGACTAACCCAGTACACCCTAAGACGTTAAAAGGTTGGCTTACAAAGCTAAACTTTGACAACCCTGTGTTTACTGACCAGCTTAACTTAAACAGCAACGGCGTAGCGCTCATCTTCCCTTGTGATCGCACCGTGGCAGATAACTCTAAGTTAATTTATATTGCGCCACCGGTTATGAAAGGCGTTGAGCAACGGTTAAATGACGACGACCGAATCCTTCTTGTAGAAAAGCAAGAAGCGACCGTCGACATCATGCCGATGCTTCAAGGCTGCACTGAAGAGCAGATCAAACTGCTTATCACCAAGGGTGTAAAAAAGCTGCGTAGAGACGCTGGCCTAGCTCACAAGACGCTGCAGATGCAAAGTATCAGAAGCGGCGGCAAGGTCACAGAGATCATAGCCAACCCTGACCGTGCATTATTGCAATACGCGTATACCAACGAGTCATCAGGTTATGTCTACGCTAACATACAAGACAAACAGGGCATCATGGGCGACAGCAACGCCTACTACTGGCCCATAGACAATCCTCAAATCGTTTACAACTTTAAAGACGAACCTCCGTTCCGAATGAAAGATGTTGACCTGGATTTCTATAACTCCATGTGTGCTCAGTTCAGTGATCAGATTACTGCAGCAAACATCCCCGTGCCTTATGTCTTTCGTGACATTTCATCCGATGAGCATTATGCACTGACGTATGACACCAACAATGACCTCATCATGAGGCTAAATGCCACAAAAAAAACCAACCTCAAAGACTTCATGGCCAACCATGGTGAAGAGTTACCCGAACCCATCCCAGATTGGGACCGCTCGTTTGACCCACAAACTAATGTTCAGTTAGACATTGAGGGTCAGTTCGTCAACACGTACGAGCCTACCAAATTCATGCGCAACAGAGAGCTCTCTGTAGAGGATGAGCACAAGCTGGAATACGGCAGAGGATACCTTCTAAAAAAGTGCTCCCCCACCCTGTACGCAATCATGTACCACATGGTCGGGTCCAGCGATCCGGAGTTCGAGCATTTCTTCAACTGGTTTGCGTATGCATTCCAGACAAAGCAAAAGCTAACGACAGCGTGGGTGTTCACAGGTATTGAAGGAACAGGCAAAGGCCTATTCTTTCACCAAATCATTCATCAGTTGTATGGCAAGCATGCAGGTTACAAGACATTAGAAAATGTCGAAGACCAATTTAACGACTTCCAAGAAAACACTTTGTTCTTAGTTGTTGACGAGTTCAAGCTAACCGACAGCGCCTCCTCTAACAAGATGATGAATAAACTAAAACACATGGTGACAGAAACATTCGGCACGGTGCGTGGCATGCGTCAAGCGCAACGCCAGGTTAAGTTGTACGCAAACATGTGCTTTAACTCTAACGAGATTGAAGTCATTCGTTTATCAGCTACCGACAGACGTTTCAACATCGGTAAGCGCCAAGAAGTTCCTATCTTAGCTGCTTACCCAAACATGATGAAGGATCTGACAGTCAACCGTGACAAAGAGCTGATGAACCTAGTCGAGTTTGTTAACGCGTTTGAAGCTGACCCTATCCAGGCATATCAACCCCTTGATAACAGTGCCAAGAAGCTGATGCGTGACGCATCCATGACATGGATTGACCATTTCATTACTGCCATCAAAACCAGCAACTTAGATTATTTCGTTGAAAAAATTCTCAGTGTCGACGCTTCTTTAAGTCGTGATTTTGACGTCAACATGCAGCTCAATTCAGAACGTATTGTTAAAAGCTGGGTGTATACAGAAGGTCAAGAAATAGCAGTGACTAATCAAGAGCTGTTTACCTTATGCAACGCCATTGAAAGCGGTGCGTTCAGCAAAGAGAAATTCTCGAGAATGTTAGGCAAGCGTGGCGTAGTCACACAGCGTGTTAAATGTACCGACAAAATTCGCAGAATAGGTCAGATGAAAACATTCCGTTTATTAGATTTCGATAAGCATGAATTAATCGACCACCATTTCTCATCGACTGACAGGGAGACTATATGCCAAAACAATCCAGCACTACATTAACACCCGCTGAGTTTATGTTAACTAGGGACCATTCAAATCCCGACATTCAGGCTTACCACACCATCGTAGATTCAATCCTAGATCAACTTACATTGTTATGTAACGAGGAAACCGATTTACCTAAATTCAGGGATGGCGTTATTGACATCCTTATTCAGTTTGACACGCAACCTACGGAGCATTGATATGGACTTTTTTGCAAGCGACAGACCCGACCAAAATAAAATAGATGCAGACACACTGGCAACTCAAGACGCATTACAAGTTCTTGGGCCTATCAAAGCGTGGTCGTTCTCAACACTCACTAAATTTGAAGAGTGCCCATACCGTGTCTATCTTAACAAAGTTGAGAAAAAACCAGAGCCATCAGGCAGTGCCGCTGATCGTGGTACTGCAATCCACACTATGGCAGAGGACTATGTCCAAGGCTTCGTGGGTGAGTTACCCGATGAGCTATCTAAGTATGCTGAGAGCTTCAAACAGCTACGTAAGGACTACGAAGATGGCAAAGTCGAAGTAGAAGGCGACTGGGGATTCACGCAGTCCTGGGAGCCTACAGGATGGGCTGTACCAGACACCTGGGCACGCATCAAATTGGATGCCTTCGTTACAGAAAGTGAAACGTCTGGTCGAGCCATCGATCACAAGACCGGTAAGAAATGGAACAACGAACTAAAGCACGGCGCTCAGCTCATGACGTACGCTATTGCGTCGTTTATGCGCTTCCCCAAAATGGAATACATAGAGACCGAGCTTTGGTATCTGGATCAGAATCACGGGCCCACGATCCAAGCATATACCCGTGAACAAGCCATGATGTTCTGGCCCAAGCTCAATAAAAGAGCGCTAACCATGACGTCGTGCACAGACTTTGAACCTAAACCTTCTCGCCAAAACTGTAAGTGGTGTCACTACGCCAAAGACGGTTCATGCGAATGGGGGGTTATAGACTAAGAATTAGCCCAGCGGGCGGTGGCGCATGTAACACCCGCAGCGGGGGCCGGTACCCCAAGCTCTACAACTTTAGAGCCCTTTCCTTATCGGTGACCCCGTGTCTTGTTAATAATTAACCATGGAGGATTTATGACCATTTATTCACGCCTTAAAACCTTATCGACCGATCGCAGCCTTAAATACGCTTCGATTGCTTCGGTGTGCACAGTTGTACTGTCGCTATTATCCAGCGCGCTAAGCTTTGTTGCCACCACCGCCATGGTGCTGCTCATTGCTGCGTTAATTACTAAACTATTATGGGAGGTTTCTAATCGTGTTAAGAACCGTACTGATTAATTTTCTCGTCTGGGCTGCTTACGCCTATGACATTTTCACGCTAGCCATGGCCTGCGTTCAATTTATTATAGAGAGGTATCACGATGCTACTAGCCGGTTTGCTAACCGCAGTAGGAATGTTGTTCCTACTGTATAAAGTTGGCTTCAAACGGGTTCTGGCCTACGACGTTATTGTTGACGTCGTAGCAACCATGGGACTCATGTATGTATTTGCTGGAACCTACAGCGGCATGATGGCAGCAATTGTTGGTGGTTTGTTCATCAGCATTGTTCTCATTGTCGCAAAAAAGTTTATGAGTTATCAAAAAATCACATGCTTATGGGTTCCATTCACTTATAAGAAAATACCCTTTATACGTCCACGTTTTGTCTGGACCAACGTTAACTAGGAGGACTTATGCTTATAGCAACTGATCGACGCGAACCCCGCACCCGCTACAAAAAATCAATTAAAGCGGTTGCCCAGACGAAATCTTTGCTCAAGCCTGGTAGTAGTAATAAAAAGATAGGCGGCCATGTGTCCAAAGGACGCTGGCGCGGTATGCCTATCGTATCTCTCACACTCGAAGAGCGTGCAACCTGCATACTATCGTGCGAACAATGGAACAACTGCTATGGCGATAACATGCCATTTGCTCACCGAGTTGATCACAACGACCCAACGTTCATGCCTGTCTTAGACTTGGAGCTTGCAGGATATAACGCTCGGTATCCCACTGGATACTTAGTCAGATTGCATATTCTAGGTGACTTCTATTCCGAAGAATACGCAGACTTCTGGCAGCGCGCATTAGCTAAGTACCCCGCTCTCCATATTTGGGGCTACACACACGTACCGACCGATGATCCAATCGGCCATATCGTGTTTGCAATGAACGGCGAGCGTTGTGTCATCAGATCCAGCGACCGCCCTGACCTAGCGAACAGCGCTCAAGTATTCGGCGAAGGCTATGGACAAGATGACTACGACATCGCATGCCCACAACAGACACAGGCCACGGCTACATGTGGGACTTGTGCATTATGTTGGGATTCAAAAAAGCGTATTGGTTTTTCTGAACATTAGATTATAAGCAGGGATTATATTATGGACTTCTTCAAAACTACACCAGCTTTATATAAGCATCAACGCGTAACAGCAGACTTCATTGCAGCTAATGATCGTGTGATTGTTACTTCCGATCCTGGTACAGGTAAGACTCGCTCAGTACTGCAGGCTTACACAGAAAACAAAGACGGCAAGATGCTCGTCATTGCGCCCCTGTCCATCCTTCAACCCAGTTGGGGTGATGACATTGATTACTTCAACCCTGAGCTTAAATACGCTGTAGCGTACGCTAAGAACAGGGAAAAGATGTTTGCTGAAGATGTGGACATTACCATCACTAACCACGACGCAGTTAAATGGCTTATTAATAATCCAGCTGCTCTGGACGGGTTTACATGGATCTGTATTGACGAGTTCACAGCATTCAAAAACTCCACCAGCCAGCGCTCCAAAGCCATTGCTAAATTAGTTGCTAACTTCAAGCACCGCATCATTATGTCAGGCACACCCAATGCCAACACCATCTTAGACATGTGGCACCCTGCCAAGCTTGTCGACGACGGCGAACGCCTGGGCAAAAGCTTCTGGGGTTATCGCTCTCAGGTTTGCTCACCACAGCAAGTCGGTCCTGACCCACGCATGGTGCAGTGGAAAGACAAGCCCGGTTCAGAAGATGCTGTTGCAGGCATGCTCAAAGACATCTCCATACGTTTTCGTTTTGAGGACTGCATCGATGTCCCAGAAAATACAGAGCACACCATGTACATCGACCTACCGCCTGCGTTAATGAAGCAGTATCGCGACTTCGCCTGGGACTCAATGATTGACACCAATGACGGTGAAACAATCAATGCCATCCATGCAGGCGCTAAGGTTAAGAAGCTATTACAGCTTTGTACTGGAGCCATCTACAACGAAGAAGGCATCAGCAAAGTATTCCACACGCAGCGTTACGATCTTGTAATGGAACTGGTTGCTTCTCGAAAGCACAGTCTTGTCGCCTTTAACTGGCGGCATGAGCGCATCGAGCTGTGTAAGTTAGCTGACAAGCTAGGTATCGAGTATGCCTACATCGACGGCACAGTGCCCGTTGCTCGACGTACTGAGATCGTTCGCGATTACCAAGCTGGAAAGCTCCAGGTTATTTTCTGTCACCCGCAGGCCGCAGGTCACGGACTGACATTGACCAAGGGCACAACGACCATCTGGTGTAGCCCGTCGTACAATGCTGAGCACTTCCAGCAGATGAACCGCCGTATCTACCGTGCGGGCCAGAAGCAGAAAACAGAAACGATCATGATCGCTGCCCGTGACACACACGAAACCAAAGTGTACGAGCGACTCGGCGAGAAGATGACACGTATGAACGACCTGTTGGACTTGTTCAATCAAATCACTAAAGCAGCTTAAGGAGAACTTATGAATTTTGAAGTGCTTATAAAAGAAGTATGGCTTACGACCTATTACGTTGAAGCTGAAAACGAAGACGAGGCCGAACAAAATATAGCAAATGGTGACTGCACTAGGGCCTACGAAGAGAACCTTGAGTATGAAACCGTGAAAATAATTAAGCATAAGGAGGACGAATGACAACTTATAACATAAGTGTGGAAGGCATGGTCCAGCGGACTATTACAGTACAAGCTCAGGACCAAGACGAAGCAAATACACTGGCTAAAGAAGAGTTTGTTTCTCTTGTGGGAGCGCATCGAGGGTATCTTGAAGGAGAATGCATAGCAATGTTATGGACAGTTGAAGATATACATGGCTTGCGACCGGACTTAACTGACGAACAAGCCATGAATGTTCTCATCACTGCTTCAGAAAACCATGACGCCAACGATGGGGTCAATTGGGATGTTTTGCATCACTGGGCTACTGACTTGTATGGCAAAGAAATTGAATTAGAGGAAAAAGCATGACTACTCATATAAAAGAATTTCCGTTTGTGGAACATTCACGATTATCAGAAAACGGCGACCAAGACGGCGAATACGCACATAGCCCTCATGAGCTAAGAAACCTTGGTTATGATCAGACTCAAATCTGGTCAGTAGTGATGGGCGACGACGACGAGCTTGATGAAAACGGAGAGCGTTGGCTTTACATGACTTACGGTCCGCCGGGGCATTTCGTCAATGTAATTGGTTATATCGCAACTGCAGAGCATCACGATAACGACACTTACTATCAGGAAGCGTTTGAAATGCTTCCACTATCTGGAGAATACTAATGACTGAATCAAAACTAGGTGACCTGATCGAACAGGCACATCAACTACGTGAAGTAATCCGTGCTGACGAAAAGAAAGTCAACGCGCTTAAGGAAGACTTCAAAGAACTATCAAGTCAGATCATTGTCAAGATGGACGAGCAAGGAGCTAAGCGCATCGGCGGTCTTAGTGCCAACGTGTCTATCTCAGAGACCGACGTCCCTACTGTTAAGGACTGGGATCTGGTGTATGACTACATCAAAAACAACGACTCGTTCTACCTCCTACAAAAACGTATGAGTGCTGCAGCGTTTCGTGAGTTATTAAACCTGGGGCATGAAGTCCCCGGTGTCGAGATTTTCAAAGACCGTAAGTTAAACCTTCGAGCTTTGTAAAATAATAAGCCGTGCTTATATACATATCTATAAGCACGGCTTATAATAAATACGCTACCCCGATCGGGGCTCAGCGCACAATGTAACTACAGTGAGTAAAAATCCAATGTCTAAAAAAGAAATCGCATCACCATCAAGCTTAATGCTAATTGATGACACCCCAGACCACGTAACCAACGCTGCCGGACTTGGCAACGAAAACGTGACCGTTTCCTCCGATGATATTCCAGAGATCAAGCTGCTCCAAAAGATCAGCAACGAATGTGACGATAGTCATGCACGTTATATTCCTGGGGCAAAGCCTGGCATGATGTTCAATGACCAGACTCGCGAGATCATGTCAGAATGTTTAGTAGTCAACGTGTACTACGATCATTTCTGGATGGCCTGGAACAAGAATACCAACTACCCGTTTGTTGACCTATCAACCAGCACCAAAGAATTTGAATCCAAAGAAGCTATTGAGCAAGCGTTCAATTCGCCCGCCATGGAATTTGAAGACATGGATAATTACGACATAAACGACTCCCCTCGTCACTATGTACTCGTACTTAATCTAGAGACTGGTAAAGCAACTGGCGCAATCATGAAGTTCCCTCGCACTAAGGCCAAAGTGTCTAATCGTTGGAACAATCAGATTGCAGCAGCGGGCGGCGATCGTTTCTCAGCTGTATGGGCGGTAGCCGGTGTCACAGAAGAGAATAAGAAAAACGGTAAGACCTACCTTAACTACAGGATCGAGCGCAAAGGCTGGGCATCCCCTGACCTACACGCTAAGGCAGAAGAAGCTTACAAGCATCTGTCTGGTCACGTAGAACAAAAAGCAGCGTAAGCACTGCGCAACGGGCGTTGTACGGAAGTAACGCCCTTTATTGGTGGATGGAGCCCTCAGTAAAGAGGCCCTACCCTTTGAATGAGCATGGATACATTCGTTCCGTCCACCGCCATCTTCCTCCTGAAATGCACAAATGGAAAGTCCACGATAACTATGCTGGCGGTGTGCCTGACTGTTGGTATGCAGGCCCTGCAGGAAATATCTGGGTCGAATACAAGTGGATTAAGTCGTTACCTAAGCGCGGCACCACAGTAATTAAACCAAACCTATCTGCACAACAATTAGCCTGGCTAATAAAAATGTCTGGACATTCGATAAGCTGTGCTTGTATTATAGGTTGCCCAGAGGGAGGTATCGTCCTCACTGGGAAGGATGATTGGCTCGATGGAATAAGTAGAAACATGTTGAGCCTTACCCCAGCCAAAGGTATTGCAAGCTGGCTCACACAAATCTGTATGGAGATGGAAACAGATGACTATAACCAAAGCGCCGCCCCAAAAGAGAAGCATTTCAAGTGACTCATTAGAAATGTCACGTAGGATCACTAATGTATGGAGAGCGAATAAAAACAAGTCTGGGATAGACTTAACACAACAAAAGGCGGCAGTTCGGCTTGGGGTAACCCAACCGATGTTCAGTCAAATGCTCAACGGTACAGTGTCCATCAATCCTATGATGGTCCTTAGCGTAGCATCTTTACTGCGTTGTGATCTTGGGGCTTTAGTTGGAGGTCTTCAGGAGTACAAGATTCTTCATGCTGTCAGCCCCACTACGAGTATTGAAATCCCAGTTACATTAACCCTATCGGGGAAACCCGTGTCAGGAAAGGTAACGAAAATTATGACACACACAATCTCAGAAGCATTTGCAGTCGAGATTGATACTGATGAATACGCACCCCGCTACAACCATGGCGAGTACGCAATCATCGACCCTCTCACACAATGGGAAGTAGGTAACCAAGTTCTTGTCCGTATTGGGAAAGGCGCTTGTTTAATCCGTGTCGTTAGTAGTATCAATGGTAATGAGGTTATTACTCACCACCCAACAGTTGTCGGTGTAAGCACCACAATAGATTTGACTGATCCAACGATCACCGTTCGTGGTGTGATTCGCGGGGTTCAATTTTAAATGTTGGTAATTAATTTAAACAATAACCGAAGCCGAAAGATGGCGTGGATGCATTGTGGGGAGTGGCTTTGGCATTTGATCCACACTGACACTTATGCAAACACGAGTCCTGTCTTTGGTGTTTTTGAAGCGCAGTTTCCGGACATGCAAACTTCGTTTGGTGTAAACAAATTCGATCATGGCCAGGGCCCACCACAAAAATAGACCGCTATTTTTTTGAATGTCAATATAAGCAGAGCTAATACTATGAAAGAAGACATGGTTAATAAACCGGCCCATTACCAATCCGACACAGGGGTTGAATGCATCGATGCCATACGTGCTGCACTAGGACCAGAAGGATTCAGGGCCCACTGCAAAGCGACCGTAATTAAATACCTATGGAGGGAAAAATGGGACACCGCTGAGGATGCCGAAAAGGCAGCGTGGTATCTCAATAAACTGGTGGAGTCCTATGAAGATGATGTTAGATAGAGTTACAATCAGAAAGTTTTCGGAGTTGTCTGGCTACACAGAAGTCGCTATACGATCTAAAATAAGCGAAGGTGTATGGCAAGAGAATGAGGTATTCTCAAGAGCACCCGACAACAGGATACTAATCAGCCTTGGAGGGTACGAAGCATGGGTAGACCGAAGCAGCAGTTTACAAACGTCAGGGCAGTCTCTAAAAGTACGATCGAAATTGTCTTCCGCTACCCAACGCCCAAAGATCGCCAGCGCGAAACGATCAAACTTGAGCCCACCCCCGCTAACCTCAAACGGTGTTACGTCCACCTAGCTCAAATTAATGAAGCGATTAAAGCGGGAACGTTTGATTACATAACGACCTTTCCTGACTCACCTAGAGCCAAGCTTTATTCAAGCCGGTACACGTTCGGCACCTTTTTAAAAGAGTGGCTTGATGCCAACTACAACATCGGCGTAGGCACCCGCATCTTTTACCATCGAATCATCCATGGCCAAGTACTCAATACTAAACTGGCTGAGGTGCGCGTGGCTGAATTAACGTGGCCCATGATTAAAGATTGGGCGTTAGCAATGGACGTTCTGCCAAGTACTCGCTCTCAGCGTATCGCTGTAATGCGTGATGCGCTCAATGAAGCGGTAGAAGAAGGCATTATTGCTGTAAACCCCCTACTCGGCAAGAAACTGAAGAAACAAACGGTCGTTATAAAGTCTGAGGCAACGCGCATTGATCCTTTCTCTTGGGAAGAGCGTGACGCCATCATCAGAGCCGCACCTAGACAGTTCGGCTTACAGCTCATGTTCCAGTTTTTTACAGGATTGCGCCCCGAAGAAATCCGAGGGCTATGCTGGAGCCGCGTCAATTTTGTCAGCACTACTGTTTTAATAGATCAAGTATTAACAGATGCTAGCCCACACAAATTCCTACCTCCTAAATCACAATCTTCTTTTAGAACAGTTGAACTTGTCGACCCTGCGATGCAGTGCTTGTTAGCTTACAAAGAATATTCTTTTCATCGAGCCACCCCACCTAATGACATTGTGTTTATGAACCCACTCACAAGTCTGCCTTGGAGTACGACAAATAAAATACGCGCACAGTGGATCTCCGCTTTAAAAAAAGCAGGAGTGCGGTACAGAGTGCCTTATCAAACTCGACACACTTACGCATCAACAATGTTACAAGTTGGGGAAGATCTGACTTATATTGCGAAACAGATGGGCCATGCTGACAGTGCGACCACGCTAAAATATTACGCTCGGTTTATTCAACAAACAGGAGCAAAGCATGGGTCTAAATTAGAGGAAGCATATAGGAAGCAAATCGAGGATCAGGTACATGATTGAGTACCGATTGCCAGCATTTTGCCAGCATCTAAAACAATCTCCTTATAAATCAAGGAGTTAAATGGTGCGGACGGAGAGACTCGATCTTCTATATTGGACTTTAACTCGTTGATTTATAACGAATTAATAAAAAAGCTGGCAGGAAAATCGAGGTGAATACCGGTAGTTTACGGTCGGTTTGCCAGGATTCCTGCCAGCTTTTTTAAGCCCTATTCGCCCTCTTCCTCTTCTTCCATATCCTCTATACTGAGCCCCCAAGATTTTAAGATTTTAGTAGCCTTATCGGCCTCATCTACATGGATCTCAATGTACCGGTTGAACTGAATGGGAACGATCCCAAGGATAGCCAGGACCACACCGGTGATACCACCAATGGTCGCTGCCTTTACTAAAAAAGCCAATGCTTCAAACAGTGCTTCCATGTTATATGCCCTCTTTATAGAAGAGCTCTACAAACATGCGACAGGTATCACTGCGCTGTATGTCTGAGATCTCAAAGTCGACAACTGTAATCGGCAGGTTGTGCTTGGCTAGTAGCGTAATAAGAACCCCCAGCCCTGACGTCTGCTTAATGTCCGACTGAGCTAAGTCGCCCATAAGCACTAACATACAGTTCTCACCGATTCGTGTGGTGACCGCTTTAATCTCTTCAACAGTCATTTGCTGTGCTTCGTCAATCAAGACTATGGCGCCTTCTTTCTCACCACCAAAGCTACGACCTCTTATTGTTTCTAAAGGCTGCAGCTCAATGTTGCCGCTATTCAATGCGATGTCGAAGCGCGCTGCTCCCATGCGTTGCTTGAGTACATCAACCATTGGCATGACCCAGTTCAACATCTTGTCGTCTTTGTCCCCTTTAAATGCACCGAGACTGCGCCCGGTGGGAATGTTAGCTCTACATAAAATGATCTTCTGTACACGGTTCTGCATGTACTGATCAGCAGCGTAAGCACACGCCAAATAGGTCTTGCCTGAACCTGCCACACCTGATGCAATGATCACTGGGCAGTTTGGATTCTTTAATGCTTTAAGGTACTTATCTTGGTTCGGTGTCTTCGGTTGCAATGGCGGCCTTTGGCGCTCTTCAGCAAATTTCTCAGTGGACTTTGTACGCGCTGCTTGGGTATTACGTTGTCTCTTCTGTGACACAGATCTTACCTTTGTGGGTTATGGTGGTTTAAATTCGTGTTCCTGG